GAAAAGAGTCGCGTCACAGATGGATTGACTGAAAACCTTCGTCATGATCCTGCTTTCCGTGCGACTAGAGAGTCTGTGATTGTCGGTTGTCTTTATCTCATCAAGAAAGATGAGCTGAAGTTAAGTGAAACTGCGGTTCTGGATTACCTGCACCACGAACTTCACGTCGAGAAAACTTTCAGCAAGGACAACATCACCAAGATCGTTAATGGGGTCTTGAGTCGTGGTGTTGGCGGTGGTGACCCTCTCGTTCTGGTAGAAGATCGTAAGAAATGGGAATCTTTCTGTGAAAAAGCAGGCAAGAAGATTGACAACAGGAAAGTATTCTTGATGGCGGTTGACAGCGAAACGTATCCGTTTCGTGCATGGTGTCAGCACGTTCTTCCTTCTATTGCAAAGAAAGACAGTCCTGTTGAATTCATTCTTTACAGCAACAAGCATACTCCTGCTGAAGCGCGTAAAAACATGAGCAACTTTATAAAAGCTCTTGAACTTTACTTGGAAACTTCTTACCTGATGGTCGGTAAAGACTATGGTTTGGAGATGAGTGTTAAGCAATGCCCATACATCATTGTTGGGTGTGTTCCTCAAGTAGTTGGCAAACATGAAGCTTATGCTAAATCATATCGCTTCGTTCCTGTTGAGAACTATTGATAATTATGAAATCACTGGACGAATACAATTTTGGTGGTCGTCCAGTGACCTCCATGAATATCCTTCTACTCATTAGTGATTTAGAAGGATCTTATCAAAATCTCAAATATATGGGGTTGAAAGAAGACATGGAAACTCTTGAAGAAATAAAACGTAGATACTACAAACTCTACTATCAAAAAAAGAAGGAAGAAAAGGTAAACAATCCCCTGTAGCTCAATCAGGCAGAGCGCCAAACTGTTAATTTGGATGTTACTGGTTCGATTCCAGTCGGGGGAGTTGGCAATAATAGCATTATTGCCAAACCAGAACCCCTTCCGTGTGCTTAAAACCTCCCTCACAAGGGGAGGTTTTATTGTATAAATAATCCAGAAGAAATAGTCCTAGAAGGAACGGGTTAATTATGCCTCTTACAAGACTTGATAATCTTTACTCAAGTAAAACAGGTAAGTATCTATATGTATCGCCAGATGACTTTAACGCGACAGATGAGTTAGACAATAGAGGTAACTCCCCACTACGTCCGTTTAAGTCCATCCAGAGGGCGTTTCTAGAGGTATCAAGATACTCTTACCTACCTGGTAAGGATAACGATAGGTTTGACCAGTTCAGCATCATGCTGATGCCTGGTAACCACTACATTGATAACCGTCCTGGTCTTGTAGAGACGGCTAATCCTGAATCGAGATATTTTGATTCTGGTAATCTAATTGAAGCGAATAAACAGCTCATTGTTGATCGTTCTGCTGCAGAAATTTTCGTACAACACCCTGATTTCTTCCATCCTGGTGACAATCAAACCGATGATGGGTCACGATTTGCTGACGCATATCGTCTAGTACAGTTGAATCGCAAGGAGATTGTAGACAAATCAGCAGCACATCTTGCAGTTGAATTCCCTGACTTCTTCTATCCTGGTGGTAATGGTACAACAGAAGCTGAATATAGATTTAAAGATGGATATCGCCTAATCCAACAGAACAAGAGAGAAATTGTTGATAGGGCAGCAGCAGAAATTGCTGTAGCACACCCTGATTTCTTCTTCCCTGGCGACCCTGCAGACGATCCTGTATACAGATTTAAGGATGCATATCGTCTAATCCAGCAGAACAGAACTGAAATTATTGATAGTGCTTGGACTGCAATGCAGGCTGGTGCTAATGCCGCTGATCCTGCTGATGAGGTAAAGTGTAAGCGTGACATCGGTCTTCTAATTGATTACGTTGGTATTGACCTTGTAAAAGGTGGTAACGAGTATACCCGTAAGTTCACCCTGAAGTATTTCCAAGGTGGTGTATTCTCTTACATCATTAGTGAAGTGCTGTCTACAAATGACGCATATAATGCTGCTAGGGATCTGATGATCCAAGCAATGAAGAATCAGTTGACAATCACTGATGCTACTATTACGATTGATCCCAATTCATGTGCTAACGTAGAGTCTGCAATCAATGTCTTGGTACAGATTGTTACTGATGCATTTACTGCTGCTGATACAGCAGGAATTCCTGCAGAAACACTAGGATCTGATCTAACAAATGAAGCAAAATGTAAGCGAGATCTGGGTATATTTGTTGACTATCTTGGGCTTGATCTGGTTAGTGGTGGTAACGAGTACACTCGCCGTTTTACTGGTACGTATTTTGATAACACTGGATCCCCAATTGCTAACGGTCTACTAGGAGAAGAAGCACAATCTATCACTGCTTTCAACAAAGCTCGTGATTTGATGCAATCTGCAGTCAACAACATCTTGTTGGTTCAGGATGCTACTATCACTGTAGATGGTGGTGGTTGTGCTAACGTACAGTCTGCAATCGCTACACTAACGCAGATTTTTACTACTGTCATTAACGATGGCAATCTATCACAACTTCCTGTTGAAAACCTAGGAAACTTCGCTAGTGCAAATGAAGTTGAGTGTAAGCGTGACCTTGGTGAGTACATCGACGCTATCTCTCTTGACGTTGCACTTGCAGGTGGTAACAGATACACTCGTAAGTATCTGAAGACATACTTCAATGAAGCAGGCAATGCGTTCATTAGTGGTTCTCTAGAAAATGAGCAAACAGAGTCTATCGTTGCGTTTAATAAAGCACGAGATCTGATGATTGATGCGTTCAGAAATGAACTATTCTCAAAAGATTCGACCATCACTGCTGATCCTAACGGTACTCCTCTATGTGCTGATGTTGCTAGCATGGTTGGCACCCTTGCCGCTATTGTAGAGACTGTCCTAACTGATGGTAACCTAACTCAACTTCCTGCTGAAGTTGTTACTGATCACGAGACACCTGGCGAGACCAAGTGTAAGCGTGACATCGGTTTTATTGTTGAGGGTGTTCTTGCTGACATCAGAAACGGTGGCAACAGCAACACTATCTCTGTAGCAAAGAGTTACTTTGACAGAGAAGGATCTCCTCTAGCAAATGGTATTGTTGGTGAAGAGGTAGAAAGCATCACCGCTTATAATAAAGCGCGTGACATGATGAAGCTGGCAGTCACTAACTCCTTGTATGACAAGGATCTGACTATCTCCCCTGGACCTGCTATTGCAGGTGCTAACACCCCTGACATCGAGTATGACGAGTCTGGTAACCCTGGTGCATGTATTGACGTTCAGACAAACATTCAAACCCTGGTAACAATCCTTACCGATGTTATTAGTGCTGGTAGCTTGAGTGTATTGAGTTCAGTACAAGTTACTGGTGTTGTACCTATCTTCGACTACAACAGAGCACTTCAGGAATGGCAAGATGACAGCATCATTGACCTAGGTAACCCTGATAACGTATTCTACAAGTTCAACTCTACCGAGGGCGGTTGTATCGTTCCTAGAGGTTGTTCTTTGATCGGTTATGACCTCCGTCGCACCATCATCAGACCTCTATATGTACCTGATCCCGTTGATGGTGATCAAGAAAGAACTGGTATCTTTAAACTGACTGGTGGTTGTTACTTGTGGCAGTTCACTATCAAGGATGGTGACCTCTCCGAGAACTCTCCACTATATGATCAGGCAGACAAAGTAGGTAAGGTATACTACAAGAAGAACTCTACGGATCTAAAGATTCCCGAGTATTCTCACCACAAGATCTGCATCATGACCTATGCAGGTAATGATGAACTAGATCGCTACTATGAGAAAGTTGGTAGAGCATTTGCACAGTTCCAGCCTACAATTGATGATGGCGAACTAGAAGCACTGGTACAAGAGACTAGAATTGTTGGTCCTCTATCTGATACCAGAACTGTTGAGCAGATTCAAGTTGTTGATATTCCTGGCACGTCACAGTCTAGATTGACTGTTACCACCAAGATTGAGCACGGTTACTTCAAAGGTCAGTATATCGCTGTTATCAACAGTGGTCTATCTGATGAAGTCAACGGTACATTCAAGGTTGATGCCATTGATGATAACAATCCAAAGGTATTCACCTACATCATTCCTATCACAGCTGCTGGTCTAGGACTGGTTTCTGGTACAACTTACAGCACTGCTAATGGTCTTGGCACTAGTGCAGTGATTCAAGCAGAAATTGACTCTGTTGAGTCTGCATCTCCGTATGTTTTCAACTGCTCGATTCGTTCTACCTGGGGTCAGTGCGGCATGTGGGCGGATGGATCCAAGGCAACTGGATTCAAGTCGATGGTTGTTGCACAGTACACGGGTGTTTCGCTCCAGAAAGATGACAGAGCGTTCATTCGTTACGACAGATTTACTAACACATGGAATCAAGCATCACTAACTGATGCATTTGCTACCATTCCTTATCACACCAAAGGTGATGCATATTGGAAGGATGAGTGGAGAAACTTCCACATTCGTGCTTCAGATGACTCCTTCATTCAGTGCGTCTCGGTCTTCGCTGTTGGTTTCCACGATCACTTCCTAATGGAAAGTGGTGGTGACATGTCTATCACCAACTCGAACTCTAACTTCGGTAATACTTCACTCCACTCTATTGGTTTCAAAGGATTTGCTTTCAACCAGGATAAAGGTGGTTACATTGATGCTATCATTCCTCCCAAGGTTGTTAATACTAATGTAGAAGCAATCAAGAAGAATGCTTATTACACTCTTGATATCGAAGCATCAAATGATGTTTCTAATAACACTAAACTATATCTTGCTGGTGATACTAATAAGGATCCAGCTTCACGTCCTGCAGCATCTATTGATGGATATAGAATTGGTGCAAAGCAAGATGACAGACTATATGTCAAATTGCCTTCTGGTGGTGTAGGTGGTAAGCAGACTTATCATGGTACACTAGAACCATCTGGTATCAAATCAGTTACGGCATCTCTGGATACTCTAACACCTGCTAACTTGAACGTATTGTTCGATCTAGATGGTGATGGAAATGATGACTTTAACAAGGCATATGATGCTGCTAATCTCATCGAGAAGAACAGATCATATCTAGCAGAAGAAACTTATGGATACATCACTGCTCAATATCCAGCACTTCTGACTAACACATCTCTAACTATCACCAAGTGTGAAAGAGATATTGGATTTATTGTTGATGCTGTTGTCAAGGATCTTCGTGTTGGCGGTAACATCAACACTGTATATGCTTCCGAGTCTTACATTTCTAGTGGCAACGTATCCTATGTTGATACTGAACTAACTGAAACTCTTATTGCATATGACTACCTGAAGAGATTGATCTTCGGTGTAATTCGTAACGGTACACTCCTAATCAAGAATTGCACAACTTCTACATCTAGTCCTAATATTGTTGTTGGTGATACTTCTGGACTCACAACTGGCATGCAGGTCAGTGAGTACAGCGAGAATGATTTTGTTAATGGTTTCTTGACTCAAGGTTCTTCACGTCTTGGCACTAACTTGCTCGGAAGTGGACCACTTGTTATTACCCAGATTATCAATGCAACTACTATTGAAGTGGCTGATCCTGCAACTGGACAGGTTTATCAACCACAACTAGATAGCAGCACTGCTTGGTTGTATTTTGAGAATGTCAACCAATACTCTTCATCTCCTCGTATTGTAGATCTTACAATCACTCAAGATGATACGTATCCCGAGTGTACTAACATTGTTTCTGCCATCGAAGGATACTTTGATGTTGTCAATTTGGTACTGAATGGTAATGGTAATCAGGTAACTAGAGTTGAAGCTATTATTGAGTCTTCGTCTCTAATTGGTAGAGCAACTGTATTTGTAATTGATACTGGTAATGGAGATACTGATCCTCATGGATTCCAAACAGGAACACCTGTAAGACTTATTCCAAGAGCTACTAATCCTGCTGTTGACAAGCGTCTTGTTAGATTGCCTCGTGGATTCGAGACTAATAGACCTTACTATGTAATTGCTCCTGGTAGAGATACATATCCAAACTCGTTTAATAATACTTCGGAGTTTGATAATACTGCAGGCACCAAACTTATGCTTGCTGCTACTAAAGAAAATGCAGCTGCTGGTATCTATATCTACTCTTCTGAAACAGAGAGTATGAGTCCTGATGTTGAACTATTGGTTCAGCAACAGATTCTTGATGAGAATTATGATTTGCACAGATATGTTTGTAATGTCTCTGGTATTTACATTGAAACGGATATTCCGCACACATTCGACGTACCTGTACCAAATGTCCCAGCACAAACCATCTTCTTCTCTACATCTGGTGATGCAAGTTCTCAACTACCGACTATTTCGGGTGCTGGTGACGTGGCAACAGATGTGTATTACTTCCCACGTTTTATCTCCAAGACGAAGTTTAGCGTTCATACCACCCAAGCAGATGCTCAAGCTGGTACAAACGCTGTCATATTTACTGCAAACAGCGGAAGCGATTTTATTGTCTATGGCAACAAAAAGACTTCCCCCCTCAAGTACGACCCAGTTGACTTCCAAAGATGGTATCTAAATGTTAAAGATGAGTCTTCAGGTGGTACTGATCCTAATGCTATTCTGACCAGATTCCATGCTACTGACTTTGTAGATGGCACTGGTAATCTATTCACTCCAGATACTTACTATGAAAGAATTGAGGATGACAGATCTGCTCTTGATAGAGTCTATCGCTTGCGTTATGTTCTTCCACAGTATCTACAGACAGTTCGTGAACCACTTAATGGTTATGTCATTAAGTCAAGAACTGATGATAGGAGACGCCTGAAGGCACAGAAGTTCTATCTAGAACCCTTCAGTAACGGCGCACCAGCGGTTGCACAGTTCTTTAACCCTGCGAGACCTACCGAGCAATTGGGACTGTCTCTGGCGGATCTGGACGCTGCTAGCGTTGATATTACTGGTGGATTCTATGATCCATACGAAAATCCACTACAAATTGAGTTTGAATCCAAGATTGCAACAACAATTCAGTGTGCTAAAACTATTTCTGTTGACCCTCAAGGAACAGGAACTCTAGTAGACCGACTTGAGCTGACTGTATTTGATCATACAATTATCAACCAGCAACTGAAGAATGAAATCTTCACTGTTATTGAGATTGGACCTCCACAGGGTGCAGGCATCCAAACCAGCATTTACAATAGTAACTCTGACAACTATGTCAGTTGGACTGGTTACTGCTCTGGATCTGGTTATGTTCATGCATACTATCAAGCCGATGGGACAGCATTTGTTATTCTGAAGAACATCACTGGCAAGATTGATTATGATGTCTACAGTCCTACTAACTTTGTTCAGAACAACGGAACGTTCTTCAATCTAACTGGACAACCTGATGCATATCCCACTTCTCGTTCTAGATCTGACAGAAAAAATTTCCTGTATAGAATTGAGGGTGCTAACGTTTATACCGCAGTTCCTGGTGATAAGATTACCACACCTGGCGGTGACACATACACTGTTTCTCAACTCGATGATGTTCCTGATATTGATGACACCTTCTATATCTTCAATATTGAGACTATCCAAGAGCAGATTCCTCTTCAGCAAGATGGTATCTACTATCTGACTTGTGTTCGTGGTAACATCTCTCCATATCCTCTAGGTGCTGGTGTTGGTGAAAACTTCCACTACTATAAATTCTCTCAACCTATCTCTAATCTGTATCCTCTGGATTATAAGAATGATCCACTGTGGTTCCAGGTCAGCCTTACCACTGGAGCTAGAGATCTAACTATTCTTGATCCCCCAGCATCAGCAGCTGCTGCAGATAACTATGTTCATGGTCTTGTTACTCTTAACGACTACAAGTTCAGTGAAACAAAAGAAGCAGTTGTTGACCTGACTAGAACTTCACCTTTTGCTGCGTATGAGTTTACTAATACCACAAGCAACCTGAATAGTATAATTCTAGACAATAGAATTCAAGCACAGGAAGGTAATGCATCCGTAGGTTCCGAGAACAGACAGATTCCTATCTCTGGTGACTCTGTATATCCTCTAGAGAGAAAATTCTATGCAGAATTGCGTCGTCCTTCGATTGCAAGATCTGGTAACCACACGTTTGAGTATCTTGGATTTGGTCCTGGTAACTACTCAACTGGTTTCCCACTTCGTCAGGAAGTTGTTCTATCTGATAAGCAAGACTTCTATGCACAAGCAAAACGTGAAGACGGCGGTATTGTCTTCTACACGGGTCTAAACTCTAACGGTGACCTCTATATTGGTAATCGTAAGATCAACGCTATTACAGGCGAAGAGACGTTCCTTGAGCAGGCAGTTCTTGAGGACAGTGGTGATGACGATGAAGGAATCGGCGCACTAGTTACTACTTTCGACACAGCAGTTACTTTCAATGATAAGGTAACCATCGAAGGTGATACGTTCCTCAACAATCCTGTTACGATTAACGTCGATCCTCTAGAAGGCGATGCACTTCGTATTCTATCTCTGGTTGACACTGGTGATGATCCTACACAAGACAGATCTTCCTTCAGAGATACAAGAGATGGTGACATTATTCTCACCAAGAACCAGATTGAAGCTGCGGTTTACAAGTTCAACCCACGCGGTAATGTAAATGATCCTGGTCAAGTTTACACCTGGAGAACACATTACACTGGTGGTCTTCCTTCTAATGCTTCTCCTGATAACACTGGTCTTCTATCTGCTGGTCAAGGTGGAACTGCTTTCTATACTCTACAGAGTATTACTTATGGATCTTCTATCCTACCTGCAGCTGGTGATGTTCTGTACAAGGGTCTAGAAGTTGGTAGTAGCGGTTCAATGGGTTGGGTTTACTCCAACTTCTTCACCGAACTAGGTGATCTACAGATCTTCTCTATTACCTCTAACAACACCGCAGAACTTACAATCACATGGGCTGCTGGTCTAGACAACAACGGTCTAGGAATTAGAGTTGGTGAAAATCTACGTATCTCTAACTTCAGTAACTCGTTCTTGAATGGTACATGGGCAGTTCTTGCTGGTGGATTCTCTGGAACAGGTAACACTTGTACAATCAGAATCTTCAATGAGATTGCACAGAACACCTATGCATGGGCAGATGAAGGTCCTGGTGCGAAGATGGAAATCTCCAAGTCCAGATGGAAGGAGACTGGTATCATTGGTGCTGAAGCACTTCGCACAAGAACTGAAGTACCTGGTGATTATAGACTGGGTATCAACACCATCGGCAGAATGGCGAAGGAAGGTGTACTCACAGCTTCTGTAAGTGCTGAAACAGATCCAAGATCTAACTTGGATGTTGTTGGTAACGCATTCATCAGCGGTAAGAATTTAGTATCCTATGATGCTGTTGGTGCAGTAACTGCAAACAACTACCTAGCAGAACCTTCTGTTGGTAAGACATACTTTGCACTCACTAATGCATTCTTGGTTGGTGGTGACAGTTCTGATCCTGATGACTTTGCTACTCTTCGTGTTGCAACTTCTGATCTAGCAGTTGCTGATCAATCTTCAACATATAGAGTGGGTGGTCGCGTTGGTATTAACACCAGCATTGGACTGGATGCATCTACTGAACTTGATAAGAACTTCGTTGTAATCGGTGATTCCAGATTTACTGGAAATGTACAGATTCAGGATGACTTGAGTGTAGATGGTGGAGACATTAACTCTACTTCAGAAACATTCAGGTTCCTAACTGATAACGTTGACTTCCTGATTGCTGCAAGTGATACCGAATCGTTTAACATCGGTAACAACACCACAAGTGATCAACTCATCAACATTGGTAACAATGTTTCTGATGCTTCTTCTCACACATTGAGAGTTGGTGCTAACGCTGGTGTCACTACATTTGAAGTTCATAAGCGTTCTACTAACGCATTTGTTGATATCGCATCAGTAGAGGATGTAGTAGGTTCTGCATGTTCGATCAAGATTGGTGGTGCTGCTCCTAACCTGAACTCCCAAACCTTAATTGGTACGTATCAGACTAAATTGAATGGTACTCTGGAAGTTGGTGCTTTCGCTGGTACATCTACCACTAGAATCTTCACCACTGCAGCTACACTGAATATTGGTGACGGACAGAACACTACAAAAGTTACTATTGGTGCTAACTCTTCTACGGTAGACATCGCAGCACTTGGTGGTCGCACCACGATTAGAAACTCGCTACTCGTTCAGGGTAGCACCACATCCAACTCCACCATTAAATTGTCTGGTGGTCTGAATGCTGGTATCATTGCAATTGATAGAGCAAGATTCGGCACCTCTCCATCAGAGCACATCGTTGGATCTCTCGACAATCCTAACATCACGTTCCTCAAGTATATCCAGCTTGGTAGACAAATTGATACCGCTGGTGTTGGACCTTGGGGTGGTGATCAGTACCTCCTATCTGGTGGTCAGATTGCTGCAATTGACAACATTACTCCAGAATCGAGTGCAACATGGGTTGCTAACGAGACCTATTCGTTCATCACACCTACTGGTGGTACAGGTAGCGGTGCTCTGTTTACTGTTCAGGTTCTATCTAACGGTACAGCAGACATCAGTCTAGTATCTCCTGGTTCTGGTTACTCTGACAACGATCTACTGACTATTGAAGCATCGAAACTGGGTAACTCTGGTGGTGCTGATCTATCGTTCAGAGTTAATGGAACTAATGATTCTGGTAACGTATACTTACTACCTATCACTAAACCATCTGTCAATGATTTCCAGATTGGTGATCTACTGTTTATCGAGAGAGCAGTAGAAGTAACTGGACAGGATACAAACATCTCTCCTGTTGGTGAGGAATACAGTGAACTTCTTGAGGTTGCTGGTCTTACCAATATCACTGACCCTGCTGATCCTCTTGGTTTCAGAATCTTGGTTACTCGTGCTAAAGATGGCACGACTGCAAGACAGGATCACCCAGATAATGTAATCATCTCCAAGTTTGATAAGCAACTCAATGCTTCGTTTATCACTGGATTTGACTTTGATAACAATGGAACTCTAGATCCTACATCTAGTGTCACGATTAACGATACTGCCGTCCTAACAATCGTTGCTGATGGTACTGATATCGTTACTATCAATTGGAATAACGAGACTAACACTAGTGTTGGTGCTGATTACGGTGAGTTTATTACAATCGCTGGATCGAACATTGTTGGTCTGAATGGTACGTGGCCAATTCAAGGTGGTATCAGTGGTCCTGCATCTAGTCTAGAGATCAAGACAAGTCAGTATGTTTCAACAGGAACTTACGTATGGTCTGATCAAGCTGCAGCAGCTGAAGTTAAGATTAATAGTGGTGCTGGTCTACTAGCAGATTCTGCATCTGTTAGAATCGGCGTTGCAGAATTTGGTGGTGTTCTAACTACCAGCGATTACCTGCTCCTATCTGATTCTGAAATCGTTAAGGTTGATGCTTTGGTATCCACTGACATTCAGTCTCTGGTTGTCACTGACGGTGGTGATCCTGAAGTCGAAGTATTTAAGGTTGAGTCTACAACTGGTAATACCTTCGTTGGTAACACACTATCAGTTGGACAAGGATTTAATAAGTTCGTTGTTGATGGTGGAACTGGCGATACCGTAACTCAAGGAAAACTAACCACTAACAATGATCTAACCGTAAGAGGATCTGTTGTAGAACTTACCCAGTTCTTCACCTTAACCAACGGTGGTTCATCTGGTACTGCTGAAAGAAACACACTTCGTGTTGATACTGCAACTGGTGATCTAGAAATCTATGGTGGTGACTTCAATATCTTCGGACCTGATGGCACTACACCACGTCTACAGTTCAACAATTCTTCAGGTGACTTTACTACCTTCGGTTCATTCTCTGCTTTGGGAACTGGAACATCTGTATTTGGTGGTAGTATCCTGGCTGCTGGTGATCTTACTGTTAACGGTGGTGATCTAACGGTCAACTCTGGTGGCAATGAAGTCTTCGGTGTTGATGAAGATGGCGCTGTTACTGTCGCTGGTATCTCCAATTACTTCTCACAAACTGGTGGTCGTAAGTGGGTCTATAGCGATTCGTTTGATGTTGATGCAGAAGCAAATACAAACTACTTCCTCAATATCTCTCAAAATACGGTCGTTAAATTGCCTTCAGGAGCTTTGATTGGTGACATGATTAGAATCGTCGATATCGGCGGTCTACTTACTTACAACCTCTCGCTGGTTGTAAGAGCACCGTCTACGATTAAAGTTCAAAATGCATCTGATAATACAGGCACTACTCTACTAACGGGTAATACTGCTGACCTAAATGGTTATGATGGTGGAGAACTAGTTGTTCAAACACCTAACGCTGGATTCGCACTAGTATTTGCTGGTACAACTGATCCAGATGGTAATACCGCAGTTCCTATCGGAAAAGACGGATGGTTCTTAATCGAGGTTTGATTTAATGTTCTACCAGGAGTCAAAAACAGCAAGAGCGGCAGTGGTTGGCACCATTATGCCATGGACGGGGGGATTATCAAACATCCCCCCTGGATGGGTGCTATGTAGTGGTGGTGTTGTAGATGCTGCAGATTATCCATTGCTTACACAAGCAGTTGGTAATACATATGATGCTTTAGGTGGAGCTATTACAGGAAATTTTCCAAATTATACTGGAACAATTAAACTTCCTGATTTGAATGAAAAAGCTTTGATGGATATTGAAACTTCTTACTTTGCTCCCAGAGTATCTGGTGGCACTGGTAGGGATGCAGATATAGATCCCGATGCGCTTACTATTATGTCACCAATTATCGGTGACAATGAGGATAATGGTGTTACCACTATCTTTACAAATGTCACCATCGATGTTATCTTTAATATCAATGCAGATGACAGAACTGGATACCAAGGAAAAATTACAGGCAACACAAAAGAAGATGGAGAAGGTGTTGCTACAGTTTATACTGGTCCTAGAAAATTAGGAAGAAAGCACGTTAAGAGACATAATCACCCAGGAACATATCCAACGTTAGAAATTCAGAATCCACAACGTCCTGGAGAGGGTGTTGCTGGTTATGAAAATATTGCATACACTTTATATCACTCGCACGTTGATAATGAGGGTGGTGGACAGACTGGTGATACTTACTACTTTGGTTGGTCTGATGATTCCGCTGGTGATGGTTCGACAAGTAATGTTAATGCTGCACCTGGTCTAGCAGCTGGTAATGTAACTGGTAGTACAACTCCAGCAGGAGCAGAACTTGATTATATGTTTACTTGGCCAGCAGCTGGTGCTACGCAACCATCTGGATATAATGGAGGATCACAGGGTGTTGTTGTGGCACACGTTCAATCGGAGAATCCTCCCGTTAACCTAAAACCCCTGATCGTAACAGGATCCCCAATTTCGAGTCAATTTGCTGTAACTAATTTAAGACCTGAAGGACCATTTTTGGATGCTGGTAGAGCGGTTCCAGCTGCAGCTCGGGGTGGTAGTTTTAATATTCCTGGTGGTGTTAAGAACTACTATGATTCTTCAAATCAAACCGCATCACAAATTCGCAATACGATGATGAGTCATGCTGGAACATCATTTACTACCACTGATCCTGGTGGTGATTTCATTGAAGCACATGATCATGGTGAGTTTGATGTGGTATTTAACTCTAGTGGATTGAGACCTGCATCTAGTATTATCACTGACGTTAACTTACCTGGTACAGTGAATCTAGATAATACACAGAATGAGAGAGCATTGCAAATAGACATGAACATCTCACAACCAACACTTTCCTGTATATACATCATCAGAGCATACTAAAATGGCAAAGTCAATATCTACTAATTATGCTAGGCAGAAAGCGCATTGGGGTGGTGTTCCTGGAACTATTCAGATGCATACTGTTTATGGAATGGGATTCAATAATGATCCTAGTACAGCAGTATTCAAAGATAATATGCCTGGTGGATTTTTGAGATGTGATGGATCTATTTTAAATGCAAAAGATTATCTTCTACTGTCTAGAATTTTGGGTGTAGGAACTGAATGTAGATTTGCAAAAGAAAATGCAATTCTACGTGATCCAGATACTGACACAGGAGATCTTGGATCATTTCAGATACCTGACCTAGGATCTAAAGTTATCATCGGTGGTAGAGGATCTGGTGAGTATCGTGATACAACAATGGAGAACAAGCCTAACCAGAATAAGGTTGGTGTTGAAGTATCTCCACAGACACCTCTTGGCGAGAGACTATTTGTAAATTATGTCTCTAATACTGGTGATGGCATGAAACTTACTGCCCAATCATCTATTCCTTTTAGAGGTAATATCAAGTACACCATGGACTCTTATGTTTCGCCAGAGATTCTTTCTATTGAACAGTTTCAAGCACATCAACATGATGCTGACTCACATATTCTAAACACCACAGCGTCTCAATATCGTATTGATGGTGATGGATTGACTGGTGACTCTGATACAGCATTTAGTGCAAACGTAGAAGCAGAAAATATTTTGGATGAAACTCAACCAAACGTTCAAAGAGGTTCGGCTAGTCACGATCACAGAATTTCAAAACCTTTTACTTATGCTCAAAACTTCAGTTATTCATTCCCTGCTGCTAATATTCCACTAGATGATATGGAATCGTACATCGATGTTGACACAACTAATTTAGAAGTATTGAACCAGGTTGTAACTCCTTTCATTATGGTACATTACATTATCAAGTTCTGATATGGCTCAATACAACAGTCAATATACTTACAGTAGTAGCTTGAGGTTAAGAGCTGATGTAAAATACGTCCAGTATATTACTGTTGCAGGTGGTGGCGGTGGTGCTCGCCCTGGACCAGGTTATGGTAGAGTTCCTCAAAATGGTGGTGATACCAGACTCAACACAACAGGATTGTGGTCTCAAGGTGGTAGAGCTGGTGAACTAAATCGTGGTGGTTATGGTGGATATGGAAATTATGCCTATGGTAGAAGTGGTCAAATTAACAATTCTGGTGGTGAGTTTTTGCGTGCTGCGTCTGGTTATGGACCATATGGATTTGGTGGTGCAGGACAGTGGCGTGGTCCTCCAAACTCTGGTGGCGGCGGTGGCGGCGGTGCGTCACTAGCAACATATT